TTATATATATTATTTTTATTGATAACATTAAATCTATCCATAATAATACGATGGTGGTTTATTGTATCACCATCAAATAGATAGCTAATATAATTTATCTGAATTGTTGGATCATTATGAGGTAAATTAAATATAAAACATAAAAGATAGCATGATATAACATAAATTGGTTCATTCACCAGACTTCCATCTGGGTTTCTTGAGTTTAACATAAAAGATCTTATTAAACGAATCATATCATAGTATGCATTAAATAAATGATTATCCATATAAAGACCCATAAAACCTGGAACTCTAAAATTTTGAGAAGGTTGGAAGATAACATTTTCAGATGAAAATCTTGATAATCCATAATCAATTATAACAGGTTGATATTGATTTTGAATTTTTATTTTTAATGATAGTCTAGGACCACCAATATTATTCATGTTAAGAAAATCTCCTCCAGTATATTCTCTATCTATACTTGCTAGTGTTTCTCTAAACATAACATTTCCAATATGTAAATCATAATGTGTATAACAATGTTTATTTTGCGCTATAAGCAACGTAGATAACATTTCAAATAAAAAATGTGTATAAGAAAAAGCTGACATATTAAAAATTTTTAATCCTCTACCCAATCCAGGTGTAGGTACTAATTTTTCTTGTAAAGAATAGGTTATTTTATTTTTTTTATCATATAGACCTCCATAAGTTTTACAAAATCCATCTGTATATGGACTAATTTTATTAGATATATAAACTCCTGTCAAAATCTCTAATATATAAAGTGGAATGTCATATTGTTTATTATCCTTATCTGTATTAACTGTATTATATTGAGGATCATCATCCTCTGACATTTTACACATATTATAAAATCTATTTTTATTAGGACATATTTTTGATTGTTTTAATATAAAATTACCAAATTCAAATACCGACCCCTGTTGCCCAGATGCAAGTGCAGCAGGCATATTAGATGTAAAAGTTTTAATTTCGTTTAATAGATATTTATTGTTTAATATCTTAGTTAATTTTTTATCTTCTACTAAATCTTCCAGATTTGTAGTTAATATTTTATTAGTAACTATCGTTTTTAATTTTTCTTTGAATTCATTATGATCAAAGACAATATCCATTGCCGCTATTGCTGCCATTTATTTATAAAAATAAATTATAGTATTTTTTAAGATATAATTTTATTAACTATAAATAAAATTATTTTGTTTAATTAACCACTCTTAAACATTCTCAACCACTCTACTACCAAATTATAATATGTCTGATTCATTGCCCACTCTCTTGCTTTACTTACATATCTCTCTTTTAATTCTGGTCTATCCATAACATAAAACATTTTCTCCAATAACTCATCTTTATTCTCTTCAATTGGATGATTTACCATTATTCCTCTATTTCCCACAGTATCGGTTAAACCGGCATACTTTACACCGGCAACTAAACAACCAGCTGCCATTGCTTCCAATGCAGAAATACAATAGGTCTCTGGGAAGTTAGTTGGATATAACCATACATCAGATTTTAATAATTCATCTTTAATAACATCTTGAGATGTTCGTGAATTTAAAGATACATAATCCATAGATTTAATTGTTTCCATAACCTTTTCTTCTATGTGTTCTAATCTGGTATAAATAACAAGAGTCGTTTGTGGATATCTTTGTTTAATTTTAGGCATCATATCGATTAAATGATCCAACCCACGATAAGCATCACTTATATAAATAAAACGATAAGGTGTCTTATTTTCTGGTTTATAATCTAAAAATCTTTCACTGTATATAGCATTCCTTGACATGATCATCATGTTTTCTGGAACTCCAATATGATCCATAACATGTTTCTTTTGCCAACTACTCAAAACAATAAATCCTTTAAACTTTACGAGATGTGTCTGAAAAACTGGGGCATTATTAGACATATGTGGAAGAATATCATGAACCCATAAATAAACATTCAATATATTATCATAGTAAACCAGATTAGAAACAAACCGACTCACAATTAAATAATCAATAATGTATTTACTTGAGAACTCTGAAAATAATTTATAGTCAATATACTGTATTCCATCATATATCCCCTGATAGTCTATACCGTTTTCCTCATCTTCAAACGATCCAAAAATAAATGTTCTATATCCAAATTTTACAAACTCTTTGGCCAAGTTCATTGCCATATACTCTGACCCTGAAATCTTTATATTAGAACGTGGATCCCAATGCCAACCGATTGCTCCTGTATGAATGACAATTGTTTTCCCTTTTGATAAAGATTCTATTTTTTGATAACTTTTATCACATATAGCATATTTTATATTGAGAAGAGGTTGATCGTGTGGATATAATTCAAGCATTTCCTTTAATTTATCAACTGCCTTATCAAATTGACCAACTTTTAGATGTGTATCGATGTACATATAAGGAACATAGTAATCATAAATAGCTGTATCCAAGATAGTAAGATATAATTCAGGTTTAGTCATATTAATAAGTTTATCTGTGATCTTTACAATACTATCATAATTTTTAGTATAATGGTTTGCATTCTCATATAAAAATACACACAATTTATAATAAGGTTCAGCTCTTAAAGGAAACATTTTTTGAATAAACATTAAATCTCTTCTGAATTTATCGCTATCCTGAGATACCTCTCCAAAATCTAAACAGGCTGACTCGTAATATGCAGTAAATTTATATTCATCATTTATATGATCTAATTTTTTCATCTTTTCATAATAACTCAACCCCTTTTCGAATTCTTTAATTAAAGTATAGGTTTTACCCAAATACATCAGCGTTCTTGGATCTTTTGGATTTTCCTTGTAATCTTCAAGCAAAAATTTAATATCCCTCTTAAAACGATTTCTACTTCTTACACCATGTTCATTATCTTGAATATCATTGATAAAAATATCATTAGAAAGATACTTTGAATCTTTATCAAGGATATATTCATGTACCTTTCCATTGTATCTAAGAGTTTCTTCACTCTTAATTATACGCAAAGAATAATAATAAGAACATAGCTTTTTTCCAATAAGACTTCCTATTCTAATAGAATATGAAGAATTATTATCCTTTTTCAGAAAACTTCTTAAACTATCGCCACCATGTAACTGATAACTGTCATCAAGAATAATTGTATATTTACAGCTTTTAGAAGACAGCTCTAACGATCTATTTCTTGTAGTTGAAAAGTCAACAAAATCTTCTCTATAAAGATTTCCTTCTATGCCTTCTAATTCTTCTTTAATAATATCCATTGTGTTGTCAACACTTCCAGTATCCAATATAGTCCATTTATCAATATAAGGTTTTATTGAAGATAAACATTCTCTCAGTACTTCACCAGAGTTTTTAACTATCATTACTAATTCCAATAGACTCATTATTATTTATAACTTTTATAAATAATATACCACTTTATATTTTATTTTATTTAATAATCTTTTGAAGAGATAAATTCATATAATATTGTCCCCCTCTCAAATGGATGACTCTCATTAAGAGCATTAATCAATTCTGTATTTAAGGTAGTCTTGTAACTCTTTTGCTGGATACAATCCCATACATAAACAACTGTCTTATCATCCATAAAAAAATGTGATGGAATATTTGCTTCAATTGCCTCATAGATCTCTGTTGTATTCTTTAGTCTCATATTATTATAATCAGCCTTCTTTAACACAGATAAAGACTTAAGTTTATCATAGCATATATTTTCAATACATTTACTCAAGCATAACATACAACACAATAACTTTTCCCAATTTACAGTTGGATTACAAAATTTAGCAATAGAATCAATAGCATTTAATATATCATTTTTAAAATTCAAAACAGCTGTGCTTCTTGTATCTTTATCTAAATAAATCTCCCTGTTATTAATAACGGAAGAAATTAACTGCTTCATTATATACATTCTATAAAAGTCACTTGATATTAACTTTTCTATCTTATAAAACTCTGTTACTAATACACCAGATAAATCGTCTATATCGTCATCTGTTCTTCTCTTATAAATTGGCAAGTCTACAAGTGTTTGAAGCAAGTCTACGATATGATGTCCGTTATTCTTAAAAAAACTCGATCTTCTAAACTGATTATTCATCTTTTTAAGTATATAGTCGCTAATACTTGGATCATCTTCTCTATCATCCCAACCACATTCCAAGTCTATGTTACATTTTTCATAAATATTCTTCACAAGTGTTCTAAACTTTTCTGATATATCAGATTTCTTGTATTTTTTCATCTCATAACTTACACTTGATAAAAATAGTTTTGGATCTGAATGCTGATCATGAGATGATGGTATAAATCCTATATTTGTATGAGCTAACCCTTCATACAAAGGATTATCTTCATTGTTTTTATTATAAGAAAACCCAAAATCAATAACAACAGGATAATATCCATAAGTCGGTACAAGATAAGTCCGGTTATCATCCAATATATAAAAGAATAAAGAGTTAGGTTGGCATTTTTTTATCAAAACATTATTAGAATGCATATCATAGTGAGTAAATTTCAAATGCTCATAGGCAATAATATTAGAAATAAGAGTCTGCTTTACAATAGACATTATAATTTCAGGATTAACATTATCATTCTTAATATATCTATATAGTTTTCGTGCATCATCTATATTCTCCATTAATAATACTTCGCTTTGTATACTATTTTTACTCTTCTCTTCGTAATCAAAAGGGTTGTCTTCTTCTCTGTAATTAATATTAATATTTGTCGTAAATTTACCATATGTTTTACAAAAATGAGGACAAAAATACCTTATTTGATTTAATCCTTGCATCACCAAATGTTCTTGATTAACTAAAAAGTTCAAGTACTGACTGATCTTATAAACACATTTTTTCTTGCTATTATTTTTCAAATGTAATAGACCTAATATTCCTTGTTTCCCACAATGTGGAAAAGATGAATGAAACTCTAAAAACTCGGGTAGATTCTCGCTAAAATTTTTTAAGTTTTCAGAATAAAATTCTATATTTTTTTCTGTTTCTTCATTGAATAACAAGGGATCTCCAATATATGAAATTTCTGGTATTTTCAAAGACATAATATTTTTTATATCTGTCCAATCATTAAATAGTATTTAAAAATATTATAAACTATAAAATATGTCCAGAATTCAAAACACTATTACAATTTTAGAAACGTTAGAAACTCAAAACGCATCTCATGATTCAAAAGAAAGCTCTAAAATAGATATAGAAGATATAGAAACTCTTCGAGAAGAATGCTGTAATCTTTTTATTCCTCTAACATCTCGTATCGAATATCTTCTTCACTATCACGAACACTGTAAAAAAGATATTAACTGTAATTTTGGTGAAGTTATAAGTAAATTTATTGGAATGTATTTCTTCTCAAAAACCAAAAACATAGAAGATTATCTCTCTGAAATAATAAAAACAACTCCTATTGATATTACCTACAGAATTGAATGTGCTAAAAATCTGGAAGAAAAAGGATACCAACACATTAATAATATGCTCAAAAATGAACAAGAATCTATAAAAAATCTATCAACTCCTATAAGAGTTGAAACCGTTATCTTCCTCATGAAAAGCGACGAATTCAAAGAACAGTCACGGGAATACTTCTGCTCTATTATCAACGATCATTCTATCGAAGAACTTTACAGATTCAGAACTATACAAAAACTTGAATCTACTTTTGAAGCATCAAAAACAGCAATACCTCTTAGAATACAAAGAAAGAAAAAGATTGAAATTCAAGACAAAAATATACAAAAATTTATTTACTATGCACACGAAGCATGTGTAAGATTTATAAAAGAAGACAAAAATACATTTACATACAGAATTCTTTCCTGTCAATACCTATTCGAAAAATGTAATATTAATAACCCAGAACTCATCTCATTCTTAGAAAACTTTCTATTACAAGTAGCAAATGACCACAATCTTGTAGATGATATTAGAGCAGATTCATGTGATATTCTTATGCAATATGGAAAAGAAGAAATAAGAAACATTGCTCGTGCTGTTATTGTTGCTTTAGGTGGAGAAGATAATAACAACATTTTTAAGAATAAACAAAATGTCCATAACAGACACATCGAACAATCCATACAAGAAATTGTAGATAAATTAGTTGCCTATCATCCCAAAGATAAAAAGACTTATGTTTTCAAAGACATAAAAGATACCATTCTAAAATCCATAAAAGAAGAAGAAAAAGAACTCAAAGAAAAAGTAGAAGGATCTCTCATCCGAATAGGTCTTGACAGAGCAGTATATGGTAACTCTAACGTAACTCTCATGACCATCCTGATAAAAGTATGGTCTTATATCCAAGATTCTCCATTCAAAGATGAATTATTAAAAAGACTTGTTGAAGAGTTAGATGAAAGTAATAGCAAGTGTTCTACTGGTTTTGCCGGACGTCTTGTTAATACACTATCTGGGTTTGATAAAGATATGAGTATATCAATCGGTTTTGAAGACCAAATATGTTCTAATTTGGAAGCAAGATTGACTAACAAAATAAAAGGATTAAAAGACGAAGAATATATTGACAAAATTCTTGACGAAATGACAATAACTAATATCCATTATAATCTAAGAGGAAATTTCCTACGATTCTTTAGAGAAAATATATCACATATTAGACAAGAAATGTATGAAGAGTTTCATACTTATATCACAGACGAAGACTTTGACTTGTATATAAAGAAAGCTGTCTTAAAATACGAAGGATACAATTAAACTTAATATTTTTAAAATATTAAGTTATTTTTAGGCAGACTCTAAGAGAATGACCAAATAAAAACATCATCTGAAGACTTTGTTCAGGCAGGACTATTAAAATCTTCCACCAATACTACATTTTATAATTTATACATATTAGTTTAATTTCGGCTTATTTCTCAAAAAATTTAACAAGTTTTTCGATGATAAGCTCTTTGGTAATACCATGTTTTTCAATTTCTTGTATTAGTAGTTTATAAGTGTAACTCTTATTTTTAGTATCAGAATTTTTAAAAATTTCCGTTAGACTAGAATGTTTTTTAGGACAAACTTGTGCTGTAATAAATGTATTTGAGTGACCTGGTAAGCGGGTACTACAATGTTTAATAAGTATGTCTCCATAATCTAACCAAAAAACTTTTTGGGTATTGGTCTGCCAAGGTAGTAATTCTTTTTTATACAAGACAACTGACTCTTTATATTCTAACGAGTTTATATAAATAATAAATCTTTGATATGAGTCACCAACATAATCTTTAACTTTGATAGAAAGATCTTCAGAGATACTGATAAAAATGTTTTCTATAAAAACAGAAAAATATTCATCATCTTCGTTTACTTTAAAAAAAGTGATTTGTTCGGGAACAACATTAATTTGATAACTATCTAACAAAATATTCTTTAACAAAAAAGGAATCTCTAAATCTATATTATCAACTTCATCAATTTCATCAATTTTGATAACATCACCTGACATTAACTTCAATAACATATTTGTTATTTTTGAATGTGACTATTCTTTTTTAAATTAAAACATTTAATTCAATTCATTTTTAAAAAAAAATTATAATAAATATGGGAAACAATTATAATATATCTTACAAAAATTATAATACTTATATAAGCCTTGTTTCAGACTTATATAAAAAACCTAAAAAACATCTTTACAGATATAAGATTATGATGAATAAAAAAAATATTAATATATATGATTTTTCAACTAACAATAACATCGATAATTTAAATTCTCCTATATCATCTCCTATAAATACAAATGAAAAGAATAAATTTATTTATATAATAAACTTAATAGAAAATTATATAAATAAGGAAAATATAGGAACACCAAGAAATCTCCTATTCAAAGATATAACCGACATAATTTACGCTGATAGTGATGATGATAATTTTATAATTTATAAATAAAGAATACATTAGAATGATTTATTCCCATAATCAATTAAGTCATACCCAACACTACGATCCATTCTAACACTATATTAAGCTTTCTTTTGATATAAGATCATATTATTGAATTAGAATATTGAATTAGAATATTGAATTAGAATATTGATCAGAAGATATTATAATCATAATTTAAATGTGTTTTTATAAATAAAGAATGTCATCTGGTAAGCATCTTATTTGTGATATTAAAAATATCAAGAATCACAAACTTCTTAACAGTCTAGAAGAACTTGAAAATATGTTTGAATATATATGTAAAATTTATGATTATACTATTTTAAATAAAGCAAAACATATATTTACCCCCCAAGGAATAACAATAATTTATATGTTATCTGAATCACATATATCAATTCACACATTCCCTGAAAAAAACTATGCTTCTATGGATATTTATACATGTAGAGAATACCCTAATAATGATATTTATATGGAGATACAAGAATATCTTAAAAAGATGTTTGATTCAAGTGATGAAAGTTTTATTATAATTGAGAGACAATACTCTACAAATAAGGATAAATATAGTTAAGATTTTATATTTTTAAAATATAAAATAATTTATTTTTTAAGTTATAAAATGCCATCTCGTAAACCATTACACAAATCAAAAAGAGCTTCACCCAAGTCAAGAAGTGTCTCAAGAAAATCAAAAAGGGTTTCAAGAAAAACAAAAAGTGCCTCACCCAAGTCAAGAAGTGCTCCAAGAAAGTCAAGAAAGTCAAGAAAGTCTTTACCTAAGTCAAAAAGTTCTCCCAGAAAATCAAGAAGGGTTTCCAGAAAATCAAAAAGTGATCCACGAAAGTCAAGAAGGGTCTCACGAAAGTCAAGAAGGGTCTCACGAAAGTCAAGAAGGGTCTCACGAAAGTCAAGAAGGGTCTCACGAAAGTCAAGAAGGGTTTCCAGAAAATCAAAAAAGAAATCAATGAGTAGTAATGAAAGAAGATGTAAGAATCTTTTAAAGAAAAAAATTAGTATTAATCTTAATGAATATAAAGATGGTGTATTTAAGTCAAGAAAACAAGCTATAGCTGTTTCTTATAATCAAGTTAAAAAGATGAGACCAAGTTGTAAGAAGTATTTTGGAAAGAGATAAATGATTTAAATCATTTAAATCATTTCATTATTTATAATATATTCATCAATCGTGGTAGCTATCTTAATTATAACAAGACATAGTAATCCATATCCTATAAATAAAATAAACATGTAAATAATATCATATTCGTTATCTTTATTAGTTTTATTATAACTATTATAAGTATGATTATAAGTATGATTATAAGTATGATTATAAGTATGATTATAAATTGTATAGTTTATCATAGATACAGCTTATAATAATATTTTTATAAATATTATTATTCTTTAAAATAAAACTATTAAAAAATCGGACGTTATGGACCACATTATTAAACAATATATCGATTATTCTTTGTTATCATCAATATCACTGTCTTCTATGTAATATGACTTGTATTTTTTAGAATAAAGCTGTACAAGATCTCCTCTTCCAATTGAATTTTGACGTGCAGTGTCAAGACTTAGAGAATAATCAAGTGATCTAAATCTTGTTAGAAGAGTATCAATATCAATTTTACACTTTATCCAATGCCAACTTTTAGGACGTAAAGCGTCAAGATTATCTAAAACAATATCTCCACATTTTCCTCCATAAGCTCTAATAGCAAAGTCTGCATTTTTTGGAGGGGTTGGTTGTCCTTTGTTGTCTTTTGGACCAAATGCTAAGAAATCCCAATGATTATGATTAGTTGAAAGTTTAATAATAGATCTTTTTTCGGATCTTTTTTCCCATATCTGAAAACAGCATTTAACCATCATTGGTGGATTAAAAGCACATGGATCAGTTTTTATTTCTCTATCGTATACAAGGTGAAAATTTAGACTTAGTTTATTCTGAATACTTATACGTCTGAAAGTTCTTGGTATAATAAAAGCTATTACATTTGCCCAATCAGAAGCGTGATTAAAAAATTTAACTGCAAGAGAGCTATTTCTACCAAATGGGGGATTACCAACAACAAGAATAGAAGAAGAAGATGATATATTTGGATTATAAGTAAGAAAATCTTGTTGGACAATATCTTTGTGTTCTGGTAAAATGTCGATACCAATTCTTTTTTCTGTTGGGATTTGAGTTAAAAAGCTACCATCTCCAGCGCTTGGTTCTACAACTAAATCCCAATCATCCCAGTTATAAAGAGATCCAACTTTATTAATACATTTTTTAGAAACAGATGGAATAGTATAAAATTTATCATGACCATCATCTCGTACTTGATTGGTGCTATTTTTTTTGCTCATTCTAACTTGATAAAATATTTAAATATCTTAAAATATTTTACTTGAAATTCATTTTTATTTAAAGATCTTCTTCTGATACCCTAAATATCATAAGTTTTTTCCAACATTCATCATTAATAGATGGTCTAATGGCGTATTCATTCTTTGTATTATCAATTGACTCACTTGTCATTACACCATTTACTTTTATCGTTCCATGAGCATAACCTCCGTGTGATAATACAATTTTTTTTAATTCTTCTTTAGGAACTTTAAAAATATATAGTTCACCCAAATTTTCTTCTATATTTTCGGGGGATAATTGGTAGCATATCAATATATAAGATTCACAATACTGAGTTAAACGTAATTGGACAAAATTGAATTTACAACTATTACTCTTCTGACTAATTCCAAAGGAAATCTTTATTTCAAAATTCCTGGTATTTTTTGAACAATCTCCATTACAATCCTTAGCATTATTTTTTATATATTTAAACTTTTCTATGATATATCTTTCTAATAATGGACCATATTGTTGTGAAGATAAATTATAATATTTACAATAAATACATACCTCTTTTAAAGATCCAATTTTTAAAATATCACAATGATCTCTTTTTATGGTATGAAAAAAAAGTTTCTCTTTGATATCTCTAATATCTAAAGAATAAAAGTCAATTTTTTTATCATCTAACTCTTTTGGACTGGTCATTTAAATATTTTATTTATATTCTTTTATAACCTATAAAATTCATTTTTAATTTAAGGAGCGTTCTAACACCTTATAAACTTTTCTATTATCCCAAAGAGTAGAATAATAGTTCGTCTGTTTTAAACGATTTGAATAATAAGAACAACATGCCTTTGAAACTAATAATCTATCTTTCTCATATATTTCATCAACCATAATATCATACCCATCTTCATCTATTTTCATTGTTCCTATTATTAGAACATCAATATTTTTATAATATCCTATATCTATTTTTTTTTCTTTATTATTTAATAGTTCATTTAAGGCTCTTCCACATAAACGTGGACCTGTGATATCTAAAGAAGACTCTCCGTATAATTTATTCTTAATATTATGAAAAGCTTTATCTATAAATTTTTTTAATAAAGGATGACCAGCAACAGAAGCAATAAATGATATATGAATTGTACCAGGAGTTCTATCAAGAAAAGAAACAAATCCTATATCTTTTGGAATAAACATTCGTAGGGGAATAATAGTAGAAGATTTACAATCCAAATATACTCCACCGTCTTTATACAAAACCATATAGCGAAACAAATCAGCTTTATAAGCTCCTGGAATAATACTATTATATAAGTTTATATATTCTGGATAGTTCTTTTTTATATAATCCGATACCATAATATCATCATAAAAAAAGTATTCATATTCCAAATTCATGTAACGATTAATCATACAAGATTGATAATACTGAATATCCATATTATGAGTTTTATAAGTTTGATGTATTTTAAAAGGTATTTTCTGTTGATATTTATCCAAATTAGATGAAACATAAGATGTTATATTATACATTCTATTTATAACTTTAGGTCCTGTATCATCTTCTG